TTTTAATAACATCTCGCTTGATTGCACGTTCCCGAACGGTTCGATCATCCGGATCACGGGCGTTGATGTAAGCGAAGACGAGATGAACAAGCTTCTCGGAAAGAAGTACAAGCTCGTTTGCATTGATGAGGCAAGCCTCTACACAGTCAATCTCAGACATTTAGTTTATGATATCCTGGGCCCTGCCATGGCGGACGAAAAGGGGACTATCTGTCTCTTTGGCACGTCCTCCAACTTCACTCAAGGCCTCTTCTTTGACATCACGACCGGTAAAGAAGCGGGATGGAGTATTCATAAATGGTCCGCTCTCCAAAACCCCCACATCGACTGGCAGGCGCAGCTTGACGACATCCAACGTCATCGACCTCTCTACATGGAAACGCCCCAGTTCCGGCAATGGTACCTCAACGAATGGGTTATCGAGACCGACAAGCTCGTATACAAGTTCAATCCCGAGCGGAACCTATTTAGAGATCGTCCGCACCCAGAATCCAAGGGCTGGCATTACATATTGTCTTGTGACTTGGGATGGGAAGACGACACAGCGATTGTACTATCTACCTACCACGATCACGAACCTAGTTTCTTTGTTCTAAAGAGCTTCGCCGAGAAGCATATGACCTTTGACAAGGTCGAGAAGAAGCTACTCGAATTCCTAAATGACCCCCGCCATCCCTGTAACTCAGTCATTATCGACGGGGCAAATAAGCAGGGCGTCGAGACCATGACGATGCGGTCGAATATCCTCTTTGAATATGCCGACAAATTGGGTAAGGCCGACCACATCGAGATCCTGAATGGTGACTTGATTCAGGGGAAAATAAAGATCCATGAGAGCGAGCACGCACTCATGGATGAGATGATGGCGCTCGTTTGGAAGACCTCGGGGGATAAGATCGTCTACCCTAAAAAAGAACATCCCAGCCTCCCTAACCATCGCTGTGATGCTTTGTTGTACGGATGGTACAATGGGTATCACTTCCTCTCTACTCCAGCTAAGAAGGCACTGCTTCCCGGCTCAGTCGAGTACATCAAAGAGCAAGAAGACCTCCACAAGGAAGCGATCCGGGAAAGGATCCAGCGCGAGCAAGCGATGAAGGACCCGAACGCAGGGATTCAGTGGCAGCGCTCAGCGAATGGGGTGAACCCCTGGAATGAATGGAACTGATCCCCAATTGGCCAGTAGCTCAGTCGGTAGAGCTCCGCACTGTTTGGACTTGAATCGTGCGGACGCGGAACACTCGTAACTATTTGCAACTGGTCAAGATATCAGGCTGGCGAAGACGGCGAGTTCGCACCGGGTGCGGACGGCGTGCGCTCAGAATGCGATCCAATTGCGGGCCAAGTAGGACTTAGTGAAGAAGTTAAGAAGATAAGAACCAAGAAGAGCCGTTTTGATTATCCCCCGGAGTTTGAGGAAATCTACTAATGCGGCTGTCGTAGGTTCGAGTCCTACCTGGCCAGCCAATACCTCCCTGCCTTTCCGCAACACCCCCCCATCTATGTGAGTCTTCCCTTTCTCAAGCCCAAAGGCTGGCCTACCCGGCGTAAATACGCAGGCGAGTCTCGCTATGGCTTCTCTGAGGACGATGACCTCATCGAGAGCGCCTTAGATGATCTTATAAGCGCCCTAGACTCCAAAGACCACGAAGGGGTCATGGAAGCTCTTCGCGCACTAATTCACTCAATTAAAGCAAGAGAGGACTCGGATGCCCCAGTTCATGACGAAGCCTAAGGCTAGGTGCCCCGGGGCTTCGTGCCCGGGCTGTTCTTCGGCTGACTGCTATGCCACCGGGGGCGGGGTCTCTGAAGACCGGCACCAATACGAGCGAGGGGTGAACCAACCCCTTACCGAGAACTCCGGCACAAGCCAGACTCGGTCGCCCTATACCCCGGACCTCAAAGAGGCCGGCAAAGAGTGGGCGAAGAAGAAGCATGAAAAGGTCCTCTCCGAGCTGAAGATGATGCCCAAGCCCAAGCTCTACGCCGAGGGCGGCTCGGTCTCCAGCGCCACCAAGCGCGAGGACAACGAGAAGGGTGTTCATCAGCCCCTCTGGAGCCATGAGCCGGGAGTCAGCGCCATGGGTCGCCATGTCCGAGCGGCTGCCGGGACCTCCGACGAGTTCGATAAGGCGGATTCCTATGGTGCGGCCAAGAAGAGCCTGAACCGAACGCATGCAGAAGCGCGGACGATGCCCAAGCCCCAGGGGCATTTCGCTATCGGCGGCGAAGTCGAGGGCGAACACGAAGGCCACGAAGACATGGATGCCGACCTCCATGGCGCCATGGGCGAGGAACTCATGTCGGCTCTCGAATCAAAAGACAAGAAGCGGATCATGGAGTCGCTCGAAGCGATTGTCATGAGCTGCATGGACAAGGAGTAATCGATGATGGACGGAAAAGCGCTCAGCGCTGCGATCAGGAAGCGGAAGAAAGACAGCCTCAAGCCCGACATGGACTATGCCGGCCAAGACGCGGTGGATCCGAACGTCGCTTGGGATGAGAAACAGAACACTGAGGTCAACGAAGCCTTGGGTGACCCCGACCATGAGCCGGCTTCCGATGCCGAGATGGGCGAGAACGAACCCTCTCAGGACGTAGCCTTTCTGAAGAAGGCCGTCGCTCGGATGTCGAAATACTTCGAGTCGCTCTGAGATGAACGTGCAAGAGACTTTGCAAATCCTGCAGGCCCTCCAGGCTTGTGGTGCGACCCATTTCAAGTCTCAGGACTTTGAGATCGCGATCGGACCGAGCAAGCTCATCCAAAAGATCGAGCAGGTCGTGAACCCCGCTCCGGTTGAGCCTTCGCCTGTCGAGAACCACGAAGCGACAGAGCGGCTGAAGAACCTGATCAACACGCTCTCTCTCCCCCCCGAGGCTCTGGTCGATAAGATCTTCCCTGCGGGTGCCGGTGACTAATGGCCTTCTCAACCAGCCCCATCATCGTTGCTAAAGAAGCCAAAGAGAAGGTCATCGACCCACGGGACAAGAAGACGCTCCCGAAGGAGTCGAACTACTATCAATGGTGGCTAGCGAAAGATGATAAAGAACTGGTTGCGCAGCTCCTTTCTACCACTGCATTTCTCAAGAAGTTCCATTCAGCACGCATTCGGCAAGCGAGTCTTTACAGTCGGCTTTTCTCTGGGAAGCCTCTGTATAATTATTTGGCCTCGACATCTACTTTGGACAATTCTCAGCAGATGCCCATGGGGCGACCGACCGCGAACGTGGTCTATTCTTGTATTGACACCCTCACAAGCAAGATTACTCAGGATAAGCCCCGACCCGTTTTTCTGACTAACGCAGCCCACTATAAAGAACAGCGCACCGCCGACGAATTAAACGACTTTATCCAGGGCGAGTTTCACCGATGTAACTCCTATGAGCTGGGACCCGAAGCATTCCGGGACTGTGCTCAGCTCGGCAATGGATTCATTAAGCTCATCAAGAAAGATGACAAGGTTGAACAAGAGAGGACCCTTGAAACTGAACTCCTGGTTGATTTCAATGATGCATACTATCGGTCTCCGCGCGCCCTCATCCATACGAAGCTCTGCGATCGGGGAGTGCTGGCCGATGCCATGCCGAAGGAAGCTCGGAAGATTTATGCAGCCCAGGAAGGTACAGTAGACAGCTCGCCTCAGTCGACCGATACCATTTCAGATCAGATCATTATCAGTGAAGGCTGGCATCGTCCGAGCGGTAAGGACGCCAAGGACGGCAGGCATGTCATTGTCTGTAGCGAAGGGGTACTGCTCGATGAGGTATGGGATAAACCCTACTTCCCCTTCGCAAAGCTCGACTACAACCAGAATACCGTAGGCTGGTTCTCCCAGGGTTTGGCCGAGATCCTATTTCCGACTCAGATGGAAATCTACAAGATGCTGATCATCGCATCTCAGTCCATCGAGATGACCGGGGTTCCGAAGATCATCATCTCCGAACTCTCGAAGGTTCTCGAAACCGCTTTCAATAACAACATCTCATCGATTATCAAGGTCAAGACGATGGCGGAAGCTCCGCAATTCGTTAACGCGACCTGCAATAATCAAGAGATCTATGAATACATCAAATGGCTGATCGAAAACGCCTATGCCATGGCGGGAGTTTCCCAGTTAAGCGCCGCCTCTCAGAAGAACGCGGGGATCACCTCTGGGGAAGCCCTTCGGACGATGCAGAACGTGGAGAGCGATCGTTTCGCGGCTCTTCAGCGTCGGTATCAGAAGATGTACATCGATCTGGCCTATATCCATATCGACATGGCGGCCGATATCGCCAAGGAGACGGGGAAATACAGGACCGTCTATCCCGGCAAGGATGGGACGAGAGAAGTTGATCTCCCGCTTGCCGATAAGACGATCAAAGATACCCATGTCATCCAGCTCGCGACCGAAAGCTCGTTGCCTAAAGACCCAGCCGGTCGCCAGGCCAAGCTCTCTGAGATGCTGGCGGCAGGCGAGATTGATAAGGAAGAATATCGATTCCTATCAGCCAATCCGGACCTAAAACAGTCCGACTCTCTCGCTTTTGCGCTCAGGGAACGAGTGCTCCATGACCTGGATGCCATCATCGAGGACGGAGAGCGTGGCTATAGCCCACCCGATGCGTTCATCTTAGACCCGAGCGATCTCGCGACTACGCTCACGATTCAGACCATCAATAAATATGCAGTGACCGATTTGGAGGAGGAGAAAATGAATCTCCTTCACGAATATTTCACCGCCATTCAGAACGAGAAGCAAAAGGCGATGCCGCCCGCTCCTCCCCTGCCTGCAGGTCCCGCACAACCACAAGCTGGTCCTGTTCCAGTCGCTCCTCCGGCACCATCGATGGCGCCAACTTCAGGGGTGCAAGTATGAAGAAACAACCGAAGAATCATGGAGTTAGATTATGGGTTTCACGACAGAAGCGATTGAAGTTGCAGCGATAGCGAATCCTACCGGGCCTAAAGAATTCGATCTACCGACGAAAGAATTCATCGGGTACGACCCGAAAGGGCAGACCGACATCACGGGTTCGCCCATCAAGCGCCCGGCGCCACAGGATGTGCAACAAGAAAACACTACTGAAACGGTCGCAGAACCCCCCGTTCAGGAAGAATCGGTCAGGCTTTCGCCCCGGCTCACGGCCTTAGCTCGGAAAGAGCAGGTCCAGAGGCGGCGCGAGCAGGCGTTAGTGCAGAGAGAGCGGGCCCTTGAGGCGAGACTGGCTGATGCTGAGAAATACTCTCAGCTGAAAGGCAAGATCGCAGCGAAGGACTACTCGGCAGCGGATGAACTCGGTC